TTTGGAATATTACTTTTTCTTCTTCTTTTTCAATAAATCCTTATCAAATTTTTTCGCCTTCCCTCCCATAACCGCGGAATACACACGAGCGGCGGCCCACTGCTCTTTTTTCATATTAGGCCTACTTGGACCTGCTGTCTTGAATGCTCCTACACCTTTGTTGTATATTTTTTGTAATCCTGACTTTTGAAAACCAGTTAGGCGTGATATATCAGCTAATGAGTTAGATTTGTCTTTGGGTTGCCCGTATTTCTTATTAAATTTATTCTTGTAAGTCTCAACCATTTTTAATATATAAATAATTAAAAATGTGTTTATGTCATCATAATCTTGATGCTTTAGATGTTCTTGATAAAGCAGTTGTAATGAGAATGTTTGTCTATGATATTATCCATTTGGTAGAACGCATATTGCCTTTCCAATTATACAATCGTAATCAATAAGTGGATAATACATATTTGTCTTGAATGTTCCAATTAAAAAGGATGGCATTTCATTTCTCAATCTTACCCATACAATATTGTAATTGATTTCTTTACAAATATCAATCATATATAATTTATGAACTCTCTTGGCTATGTCATCAACCAGCTCTGGTGGAAGATTTTGAGATAAAACGAAATCCATCCTTTTTATATCACTTTATCACCTAATAATCATTTATTGTAATCATCTTAAGTTTTGTTGGTTTCTTACCATCAGTTTCGGGGTCAGGCTTTCGGTATGACTTACCCTTATCCGCTTTTGACTTTTTGTAATTATTAAAGATATACTTTGGGTCAATTGGTTTTTCTTTTTCCAGTATCTCCTTCTTTGTAAGCTTCTCTTGCTTGTTGGCATCCTTCTTACTGACTTCAGCTTGGTCTTTGATTTCGTCGCGGTCAAATAAGTTTTTCAACATTTTTATTAACAAACTTTTATGATAAATAAAAATTTACTATAAAAAATATGTCATTAGTATCCTTATCAAGTGTATCCAGCGTTCATAAGGGTTTGATTCAAGACCCCTACAACTTTCAAAACAACTACCCACAACCGCTGGTATTACCAGTTCATTCTCAAGTTTGTCTAACCAACTTGACTTTTGGTAATAGCGATAGAGATTTTAAATTTCACATTTCTGGTAGCGACCAGCCCAACATCGCTGGTGGAAATAACAAGATTCTTTTTGCTTTTGATGATGTAGGCTACTATGGTGGAGGCGACCAAGTAGATGTAGCCATACTCACACCCGGCGACTACATCGGGCCAGCCCTCGCGACTGAAATCGCAAGAGCGATGAATAAAGCAAATCGTTTGAAATACTACACCTTTTCTTGCGTTCATTCAGTTGCCAACCCAAATGCCAATCCACCGGAACTTGATAGATTCACAATCTCTTACACCGAGACGGCTGGTTTGAACCCAAGCGTCGTGTCGGGCGGACATTGGCAGGCAAGTGAGGCTTTTGACACTGGGAATGTTATTCAAACGGCTGTTCCAGTCTTTGCCAATATCGTTCATTCAGGTATAAAACTACAAGCACCAGCCGCTATACCTGACCCCATTGTTAATGACTTTGGAACTTGTCGTTCGTTTTCAGTTCAAAAAGGATTGAATTTATACACACAAGGTGAAGGTGGAGGTCATATAGCAGCAGTCGGTCATTTCTTCGGCACTGGAACTGCTGCGGACGGAGCGCCGATAGCAAGTGATATGCTTGTTGGATATTCACTACCAAAGGTTGTTGGTAGTTCAGCTTACCCCGATTCGCCGTTTGGTTTTGCCGAGGACCATCCGGACGCGGGTCCGTTCTTGAAAGCCATAACACAATTTCAAGTTCTACTTCAAAACGATAATGGGACAAACTCTCTTATTATTAGTAGTAGGCTGCCGGTGGCTTATGGTGGATTTAGCGACTTGACCCAATCACGTGTGATGCGTAGAGTTGATTTGACTGGCATCATCACAGCCAAAACCGACCAGTTGCTGATTCGCATCTATACATTCGTCCGCGCACGAGCGTTTGTAGTTCAGCTGATGCGTTCCACCGATGGTGGTGAGACCTTTGCTTTACTGGCTAACGACACTGGCGGTAATAACAACGACTTCTTCCCGGGTGGTGCGACTGACAACCGCCCCAAAATTTATACCGAGACGATGAATGGTATGGCTACCGGCGCTCTTAACCACCCTCCAGCCTTTGCCAGTGTTTGTTATTCTACCCTTGGCGTGCCTACTGGTGCTGGAACTGGAGCGGCCGATGGTCGTGTTGCTGGTTCAAACATCATAAACGCATTTACCTTAGCCTCTTTCAATCCAGTTCCTCAAATAAGTTTTGATGCTCTTGATGCTGATGGCAATAGGCAAAAAGTTATTACCGACTTTAATCTTGGAAATGACACTGGCGATGCTCCAACACAAGTCCAAATGGATTTGAATGGCGGTCAAGGCACGACTGCTGGCAACCGATATACCATCCAATTCAACAACGATAACACCAACGGGTATGATGGAACGATTAGTATTGCGACGGCTCCAACTACAACGAATGATAGCGCAGTGCCTACCACTGAAATTAATGGTAATGCTTTCAAGAAGGTTGGTTCAAATAGCGGCAGTCAAGTCAATAAATGGCTACTTTACGCCAACAACGGCGCACCGCAAGCTGGGGCAGCGTCCGTTGGAACTATTATTATGACAACCAACCGAACCACATTTACAATCACTTCAACTGGATTTACTCAAGGCCATCCTTTTGTGGGAACACTCGTTGGAAATCCACCACAAATCATTACCGAAGAACTTTTTACAATTGCTGCGATGACTGAAAACGCCGATGACAGCATTCTTTATGAAGACGCTCAAACTTTCCTCTCGGCTTACAACTTTGAGATGGATGGTAATGGCCCAGATAATGTTAATACGGACAATCCGCTTTTGCGAATTGGAGCAGCCGAGCAAGCTGCTTCTGGTGCCGTTGGCGCTGGTAGTATTCTTAATACACAATTTTCAATGCGACTTGGCACTATCACACAAGAAATTATTAACAGAATTGGATTCAATCTTCCTATGTTAAGATTGAAAAATAATGAAACGATGGAAGGAAGTATTGGAGCGACGATTGGGTTTGACACTACATTTGAAGCGCAGAATAACACCACTCGCTCATTTGTCAGTCTTACCGACACCATCAAAGACATTTCGCAGACTGAACGAACGTGCCATATCTCAATCCCCGAATTGTCAAATGTCAAGTCATTGGAAGGTGAAAGTAGTCAGCGATACAAGACAATCAAAGTATTACCAAAAGATAGTTTTGCCGACGACGACGCTTCCGGACTCCTCACCTACGACGCAAATTATGAAGATTGGATTGATATTAATAATGGTCGTGAAACTCAAATCAATGAACTCACATTACAAATCCGCAAACCAAACGGAACACTGGCTGAGTGGATTACTGGCACAGCAAGAGCAACCATCAAGTTTAGACAAGACCCAGAAGTTAAACGTGCCGAACTGGCAGCTCGTATGAGCGAAATGATGGCTATGAAACAGAACCCTGGCGCTGAAATTCTTGTTGATGGCAGCCGTTTTGTTGGTTCATAAAACTAAATCATCGTCAAGCGGAAAATTATCAAGTAGCAATAAAAAAAATTTCTTCTTTTTCTTATCACTCCACTTATCCCAATTACGCTTCCATTTTCTTTTCATACTGCTCCATTTCATTTTAATTAATTTAATCTTAATTAAAATGACATTCAAACGATTTATCTCCTTTTTCATTTGGAAAAAAAAGAAGCTAAAACTTCCCGAGATTCAATTCAGTAAATGTTTAGATGATAATAGCGTGCGCCGCAGTAGGTATTGACTACTTCTTCTTCCTCGGCGACGCCTTATACCTTGGGTTTGCCGCTTGCCACTCCTCCCACTCCTTTTGATTATCATTTACCCACTGGGTGTGAAAATCACTATCCCTATGTCTTGCTTGGTTGTCCCAGCGATGTTCTTTACCACACGGACACTTGACAATCTCCGCACCCTTGCCTTTGCCCTTTGTCTTTTCTTTGTATTCCTTGTTTTGTTGAGCGAGCTTTTCTTTATGTTCTTCGCGATATTCTTTTTGGTAAAGTTTTTTCTCCAACTCCTTTACCTTTGCCTTTTCAGCTTCCATTGCTTTGTAGTAGCCCTCACTTTGTAGTTTGTATTTTTCACACTCCTTTTCCTTTTCAGCCAACTTGGCTTCATATTCTTCTACTTCATCCGCCCACTGAGTTATCGCTGCGTCAAGTTGCTGTTGAAGAAGAGCCACATCTTTCTTTATCGTTCTAATAGGGCCCTCAACTAAAGATTCCAGACTGCTAATATTCATATGAATATCCTTGATATAAACACGCGATGCGGTAAATTTGGATTCATCCATTTTTTTATTTTTTTGAATAAAAAAATCAATTATTTTTCTGGTTCGTCCCTTACTCATACATTGCCATCACACCTTGTGAGTTTATCATAATTCTGCGAAGCCCCACAACATAGTTGTTGAGGATTTTCTGTTCTGTGCCGTTGAGGTAATCAACACGAACTGAAAGTGTCTCCTCACTCAAATCCTTGACACCACCCTTCATTGAAAGCGAACGAGAGAGGACAAAGTTGTGAGCGATTTCTTGGAGATTCATTACCGGCTCACCGATGTTGGCGATTGACTTTTGGAGTTCGCTCATATGAACTGCTTCTGCCTTGACAAGACCAGTTCCAGCGACTACAACTTGGCTATAACGTTTGAGCGGAGCAAGACGAGCGGGCATATGCTTGGTTCCGTGGATGTATTCGTAGGTCTGCGCATTATCCACAATACCAGTTAGTGAATGCGCGCCAAAGGAACGAGCGGTCGTAGATGCTGTTGCCAAAGGCTGACAGAACAACGCACGAGCGCGTTTTTGGAGCGTCGGTATAACCGCCTGAACCAAACCAGTTGTATTAGCCTGATTATGTCTGTAAAGTTCATATGACATAATATCAAACTGAACGCCGGATGGACTGGCAGCAGCACGGAGCAGTGATTCAACATACTCTGGTGGTGGCTGGACTGACTGGCAAATCATTTCAATTGAACTCAACTCGTATGTTGGGGCCGCTTGTGAGCCATTCTTAACATTAGTGCCTTCAGCAGCTGCGGTGTAGAAAGTGTGTGCTACTTCGCGGTCAGCGACCTTGTAGTAGAGGAGCGAACCGATATTGTGTGCCTGTGCGAGACCAACACCTTGGTTGCGGAGTGGCTGGTAGTTGAGGCATAGGAAAGCATTGCCAGCACCACCACGGAAGAAACCAAGAACATTACCAAGAACTTCCTCGTTGGTATGAGCGGCATCGTCATTACTGACGTAAATAATGTCATTTACCGCAAATGGATTCTCGTCAAAAGCTTTATCTGTTATGGCGATGTAGCCGTTGGCTGATGAGCCGTTGTTTGCTGGGGCATCACCATTAGTTCTCAATTCGCTGCCTTGTGTCTTGTTGGCGGTGGTTAGCAAAATCTTATTAGTTCTAATATTTGCTTTATCACCAATGGACGACGGAAACACACACGAGCGAAGAATGTCATCAGTTTGGAGTGTGATACGCATCCCGTTCATAGCGGACACTGGGATGATGTTGCCTTGCTTCCAAATTCCAGAATGAAGCTGTGCCTGAACCATAACATTATGAGCTACACGCTTGGAGGTGTCAGGTGCGGCAGCTGCGGCTCCTGCGGCAATTTCGTGAGCTGCGTAGTAAAGAGATTTCTCGCTGTGCTTATTACCGACAACCGACATCTTACCCTCAAAGAGTTCGCGACGATTACGGACTGATGGACTCTCGGTGAATTGTTCCAGAGTTGCGCGCCACGCGTTGTAGTCTTCGTTGAGTTCAAGTGTGGTTTGGTTATTGCCATCTCTGTAAAATACTTGACGGAACAATGCGTGGATACCGCCAGCACGCGCATCCGGAGTGAGCTGACCCCGCACGTTCTGGAATTGAAGGTTTGCCTTCAAGTATGTTTTGTTTGGGTCAATAAAGCCGACAAAAGAAGGGATGTGGATACGTATTTCCTCCCCGGGACCAACGGCCGATACGACCTCGGGTTTGATGGCAACTGATTTGGACGGAATATAAGCGTTTTGAGTCTGTGCTTGGAACATATTTTATATATACTTTTTTTTTAAAAAAAACAATATATATCATCAAATATATAATGTATTATATAGAAAGCAATTGGTAATGTTGAGTAGTAAATCAATACTGGAACAAATATTAATATATCATTTATGTGAAGTTATGCGGATACGACAACGTCGCCGTTGCGGATGGTGAAAAGACGTTCAATTGACGCGTAGATACGCATCTCACGTGCTTGCTGTCTGCCGTTGGTTCGCTTGAGCGTCTTGGAAATGATGATTGGCTTGGATGAAATCTGCTTTCCATTTCCAAGTGTATTCACACCAGATGTTGTAAAATCAATGCCGACGTAGTGAGATGTGCCTCGTAAATCGTTTGACCTATCAACATTTGTAGCGTTGGGAAGAATGTGGCCCTCAACACCACCGATAAATACGCTGTTTTGGTTTGGAAGCTGGTCGGCACGAGATTTATCACTATCAACATCAAAACTATAAAGCTGGGATGGCACTTGGAGCGGTGAGGCAAAAACCATTGAAAGCTCGCTATACTTGTGCGAAGGCTTTACCACATCTCTATCATAGACACGCTGTTCATTCACACGGAAATTATACGAGGTGTCGGTATGGAGGTCATTTGAAACGTAGGCACCGAGGTAGAGATGAGCTGGGTTATCGGTTGTGGTGCTGAAACGCTCGGCGACGAGAAGGGAGCGGACTACGCGACCGGAGACTGCGATGTCGCGTTCCACTTTCTGCTCGCTGACCGCGGGAGCTGTTGGATTAGCCGACGCTGGAATCTGCGCGATGGTGAGGATTGAATCTTCATATAAGTATGACAAACCATTACTCATAGACTGCGCTCGCATCTGCTCCATAGTGCCGTCGTCGTAGTAAAGGTGGTCGCTGACGAACTTGATATTGACACGGGATGGGACCACAGCCGCGGACGAAGCACTACCTTGGGGGAAGCAACAGATGGTCCCTTCGGCCCGAGTGGATTGTGTATTAAAGACAAGTCGTAAAAATACATTCTCTTTCATTAAGTATAAGGGTAGGTCTCTACTTTTCATCATAGGCAAGAGTTTTGACAGAGGGACAGAGAAGACTGGTGTAGTTGAGTCGTCGTCGGTCGGTTTGAGATTAGGTGGGACAACCGCACGAGCAGTGTTGTCAGCTGCGAAGGTTGTATAATCTAAATCAAGAGGCATAATTCTGCCAGTGGCAGTGTCAAGCTCAACAAATCTATCCATACATCTGCCAGACTTTACACTCTCAACTAAAGCGCGATGCTCTGGGACTTCAAACTTGGAAACCATACGCTCGTAGTGTCCGCAGTCCTCGCACGAAGCAATTTCTTTGGAACCGACCATAAGGTGAGCCGATTTTACAAGTGAAAAAATACCAGTGTCAAGTGGCAAGAATGCGTCGCTCACACCGGCGGGAGTTCTTACAGCCAGACTGACGAACGAACCACCCGACAAAATTCCATTCTTAGGGACCTGAAAAACTGCCTCCGTGTCGCTAATTGTTATAGGGTCTAAAACTTCAGTCTTAATATCCATAGTCTGCTCTGTCTTCAGGGATTGAACTTCTAATACGCTTGGTAATGACATTTTTATAATATAATTTATTATGAAAAAATATTTTTTTATTATGAACTTACCATAATACCAGTTGGCGAATACATCAGTGTATTCTTTGACAGCAAATGCGTATGGACGGCAGACGGACTATTGCCGTCTAATGAGCTGACAATGCGAACTGCGTATGACTGACCCTTGAAATTGACCCCGACGTCGCTAACGGGGTCTAATTCCAGACCGATGCCGAAATTTCTCACACCATTATCGGCTTGACGACCTCTATCTCTATTAGCTGTCTTGTTCTCTGGGCGGTCAAAGCGAAGTGGCTCACCGCCGTAGTCAAGGAGCAGACGAGAGTTCAACATTCTACCAAGTGGTTGGTATGCTTGTAAGTAATTCATTAGCACTTGCGTCTCTGGGATTTTGCTGGCCGACTGGACGCTGGAATCCATTTCGTAATCCAATCCCAATCTAACACCACCACGCGAGAATGATACGCGTTTGAGTTCAACATCAATATTATACACACCACCAGCTTGATTCTTTAACATATCAGTTGTAAAACCATCGTGAGTGTATGAGTTGGAATGACTGACTGGCAAGAAATTATGGACCACGGACAAGACCTTGCTGTTGGCGAGGTTGAAGGTCTGGGTGCTGTCGCTGGAATTGATGACAGAGTAGAGCGAAGACCAACTATTGTATTCAAAGGTGCCAGCACCACCAGCTGCGGCTGAGGCATCACTGGGCACACCTAAATCTGCGGTGAGAGAAATGTCGCTCAACTCGTAAAACGCGCCTCCGTTGCCTCCGGCATCTGCGCCAGTGAAAACCTGTTGGTCGCTGGCGAGTTCAATGTTTATGCGTAGGCCACCGACTGCTGAAAGTGGGATGAGGGCCTGACCTTGAAGCATTCCTGCGTAAAGAGGAACAGAGAAGCGGACGTCGTTGTTAATCATATTTGACGACGCACTGGCAAGACCCGAAAGGACTGCGGTGGCTGATTTTTCGGTCATCATATCCTGCTGACTATGCGTGGAAGAGAGCAGGGACGCGGTGAGGCGGCCGTATTGGCGTATGGTCTCAAGCGACTGGTTTGACGCAGCACTTACCAACACGACGTTCTGGAAGCACGAATTGACACCCACACGCGAGTTCATTGTAATCGCCTTACCTGCGACGGCTTTGAGTGTGTTGTTATTTGGCGCGCCAACATTATCCTTTACTGATAGTTTTCCGTTGATGCGAAGCGATGAAGCTTTCAAGAACTTTGCTTGAGCTGGAATTTCCAGCGTGATAATCGGGTTTCCCCCGCGGAAGGAAAATGCGCTTGATGTTGTAGATGGTGCGTTGGATGGCAGAATCTCAATCTTTTCAAAATCTACGATATTAACAGACATTTTTTATAATACAATTTATTATGAAAAAATATTTTTTTTAACATTAATATCCAAACATTTTAGAGTATTTTCCAAATCTTTCTTCCCCACTTTGTAAAACTGCTGGTGGGGCTTGTTGAGATGCTGACTGACGCGAATGGCTATGTCCCAAACGTTGTGCGTTTTCTTCTGCGATTTTTTTGCGAATACGAGCCTCAATCTCAGCCTCCTTTGCTGCTTCCTCTTCCAGCTTCTTACGCTCTTTCTCTTCGCGAGCTGCCATTACTTTGTCAAATTTTTCAAAATTTTTCAACCAACTTTCAAAATTGGCATCCTCATCCATTACCGGTGGGACTGGACGTGCTACTCGGGGTGCGGGTGGTGGTTGGCTGGCGTAGCCTTGAGGCGCAGGCTTACGTGGAACCACACCTTCTGCGGCTTGACGACGCGCAAAATTCTCCGCCTTTTTCTTACGCATATTTTCAAGGTGGAGGCGTTGTTTTTCGCTAATTTGTTTTTTCTTCTTTACTGGTTGTAATTGTTCTTCATATGTTGGTTCGGGTTCTGGCTCGGGCTCATACTCGGGTTCGGGTTCAGGAACGACAATATCCACGTCTTTAGTTGGCGGGACAAACTTTCTGGGTGCTTTGGGCTTTTTTTCAAAAATGTCTTGCGACGGCTCGGGTTCAGGGGGTTTTTGGGTCTCAAACTGGATTAACTTGGGTTTTGGCATTTTTCTTACTTTTTTATTATAGAAAATAAAAATAATTGATTATTTTAAATAAAAAATATAATAAAATGAATTCCACAAGATGTAATATTGTCTCACCAAAGAGGTCAAAGTATGTTATGACGATGTATGATTTCTTAACAAAAAATAATACGAAGTTTATCAACGTTTATCAATATCGTGATGCTACCGGTAAAAAACAATACGAAGGTATGTGGCCCGGCTGGCAAACTTACTCGGTTGATGATTTAATCAAAGAAAGGGATAGAAGACAATCTTGTCGTAATAACGCTTGGTTTTGTCGCTTGGAAGACACTCCTTTTGTGGTAGTAGATGTTGATATTGACCTTGGTGAAGAACACGACGAAATGGTTGATGACATTATCAATACATATGGTGGTGGTGTCATTACAAAATCATTTAGTGGAAAAACACACATCTGGTTGAAAAAGCATCATCTTGATAAAAACAAGGGTAATATACTTGGTTGGAAGCCAAAAGTTGATTTGATTTACACTGGCATCGCAGAGTGCCAGCCAAGTGGAATGGCTGACGTGATTGATTTTGAAGACCTCTTCAATAGTGAATTTGATGATTATAGAAAGGATGATGATTTGGATAAAAAAGTGGAAGCAAAGGTCAGTGAAGCCGTCTTGGGAGCATTAACAAACGAACAAATTGAACTTTTGGATATAATAGATGATAAGCATTGGGGTGCGTATGGCAGTTGGTGCGCGTTGATTCTCACAATCTTCAAGCTTACTGGTTCATACGACATCGCTGACGAGTATTCACAAAAAGGTCATAACTACGATTCTTGGGAGAACGTGGTAAAAAAGATTGATAGTTTTCGCCACAATGCTTACACTGAAGGCACCATTAGATATTATGCCAAATTATCTAATATCGTCAAATACAACGAGATTCGTTCAAAGTATATGAAGTTTGATGATATTGAAAGTGTAAGCGAAAGGGATTTGGCATTAAAAGTAATTGAGGAGGTGGGTAATGTTTTCATCTACGATGAACCAAGTGATAATGTATATATATTAAATGAAAAAACGAATATCTGGAAGCCGTGTAAAAAAGGTAAGCGCGAAGTGAAAAATCTCATAGCACCCGCGTTGCTACCGATTGTTGATGAAAAACTCAAAAAGTGGAAAGGTAAAAGTGATAAAGTGATGGAAGATGACGAAAAACTTTTGAAAAAAAAATGGAATGCGATTCGCGGTAAGATTACAAATAATGCCCCACTCAACTCCATTCGTGAGTGTATGGTTGATGAAGCGGCAAGGACCGCCAAGGATTATCAACTTGATAAGTTGAGACCAGAGCTTTTCTGCTTTCAAAATGGAAAAGCCATCAATCTGGAAACCAAGCAAGTTGTTGATATTCAACCGGCAGACTACATTACATTCACTTGTGATAAACCTTACATTAAATTAACTACTGCGGAATACAATAAAGCACACCAAGTATTTGAAAACATCACCAATCTCATCTTCCCCGATGACCCAGAGCAAAAGAAATCATTTCACTCATTTCATCGTGCGTGCCTTTCGGGTCATAAATTGGAAAAGTTTGTGATGGCAACGGGTGAGGGACGCAACGGCAAGGGTTGGTATTATGGACTATTAACATATGTAATGGGTAGTTATTACTACGTAGCATCCAAAACCCTCATCACGCAACCAGAAAAACCTGGTGCTGACCCAGCGACCGCTGGCATCCACTTGAAGAGGTTTGTTGATATAAGAGAACCAGCGGAAAATGAAAAAATGAATATATCAAGAATCAAGGAATTGACTGGTGAAACGCATATCAACGCTCGTCAAATATACTCCAAAAATACTGAATGCGTGAATATTGCCAAGTTTGGCATTCAGTGTAATCTCATCCCCAAGACTGACGAACTACCAACAAAAGCGTTTGCCGATAGATTGATTATTTATACTTTCATTTCTCATTTCACTGACAATCCTGACGATGTTGATGAAGAGCATAACATATACCCTCAAAATCAAGAGTTGAAAAAACCGGATTTTTATGAGAGCATTAGAATGTATTATATTATGAGATTAGTTAATGACACTCCTGAAACTTTGTATATACCACAAAGTGTAAAAGCATCCGCTGACAGATTGGTTCTTGATAATGACAAGTTTTACAACTGGTTTGAAGAAAACATTACGATTCTTGACGAAGAAGTAAGGACAAAGGTCAAGAAGGATATTCCAGTCATTACATTCAAAAACTTTGTAGAGAGATATAAATCTGCTAATCCTTCCAAATACACTACAAATCAAATCAAAGAGAGATTGAGAATGAATATACAATTGAAAAAACAAGGATTATTGAGTAAGATTAATCCAAAGACAAAGAAAGATGGATGGACGATTCTACATTGCCATTGGAAAACTCACCATTCTGCCAATAATATCAATATATCATAGAC